TATCAGTGTCTTCTGATTCAACTGCCGCTCAAAGAACTTCAGACATTACTTCTTTAGATTCCGATGGATTTTCTCTTCAATTTGTTACTGCAACTGGCTCATATTCTGAAAATCAAGGCAGTCAAGCTTATGTCGCTTGGAACTGGCTGGCTGGAACAGCGTTTAGTAACGATGCTTCAGCAACAAGTGTTGGCACCATTGACAGTACTGGTCAGATCAACGCAAAGGCTGGGTTTAGTATTATTAAATACACAGGAACTCGAACTGGCGATGCTGGTGAAACAGGAACCCCAACAACAATAGCTCATGGACTTGGTAAAAAACCTACTATGGTTCTAACCAAGCGATTAGATGCCGCTAACAGGTGGAATGTTTGGCATCAAGGCGACCAACCAGATACAACTTATTTAAACTATCAATTACAATTAGATTCAGATGGCGCATCTAATAATGCTGGATGGCAGCGAACTGACACTGGTTTTTCAACAACAGTTTTTTGTCCAGCAAGGCATTCTTACGATGACGTAAACGCAGCCGAGTACATTGCGTATGTGTTCGCAGATGTTGCGGGATATTCAAAGGCGGGTAGTTTTATTGGCAACGGAAATGCAGATGGGCCATTTATTTTCACAGGGTTCAGGCCCGCTTGGGTCATGTTTAAACAATCTTCAGCAGCAGGGGGTTGGAATATCCTTGATAACAAAAGACAAACATTTAATGACGCAACAGGGTTGCCTAGATTGTATGCAAATACAACCGCAGCGGAAGAAGATGGAAACACAATGGAAGGTCAAGCAGACTTTTTAAGTAACGGTTTTAAGTTGCGGTCAAATCATAGTTCTGGGAACACAAATACAAAAACCATAATCTACCTCGCCTTTGCTGAACAGCCTTTCAAATATGCCAACGCTCGGTGAAAAAAATCTATATACCCCTTGAAATGTCTGTACAGAATACCTATATATAATACAACGATGCCATTAAGGGTCGTTGTATAATCTTGCTTTTATAAGGAGAACTATTATGGTTAGCACAAAGCATTTGTCACTTTTTGACAACTTCAATCAACTCACCCCATATGCCGTAGGTTTTGAAAGACACTTTAATCGTCTAAACGATTATGCTCGTCATCAACAACAATCTACAGGTTTCCCCCCATACAACATTCGTAAGACTGATGATTTTATTCATGTTATTGAAATGGCTCTTGCTGGTTTCAGTAAAGATGATGTTGAAGTGGAAATCGCAGATGGAGTACTTACTGTTCGTTCTATTAAAGAGAATGATGAAGACGATGGCGCAGTACATCGTGGAATCTCTTATAGGAAGTTCAATCGTAAGTTTACTCTTGCTGACGATATTGTAGTCAATGATGCTACATTAGAGAATGGACTTCTATCAATCACTCTAGAACAAATTGTTCCAGAGGAAAAGAAGCCGAGACTTATCGAAGTCAAATAAAAAATTGAAAAGGGGGTTGACAAAACCCTCTTTTCATGTCATAATGTATTTAATAATTTGAAGGAGTATTATATTATGGGATTAAAAGCATATGATGTGCCTGCAGGCGGTCTTGTAGATGGTGCAGTTATGACACCATCAAATGATATAAATTTTGTTTGGACATACAATCAAGAAGAACTTGATAAAACTGAACCTACTGAAAAGGATATTGCTAATATTAAAAAAGCAAGTCCAGAACTTTCAGAAGAAGAAGTCTTAGTTGAAGCAAAACAAAAAAGATATCGAAAAACTAAAACTCAAGAAATGAAAAAAGAATATGCTGAGTATGAATCTGAGGGCAGATTAAACGAAGTACCAGATACTAATATGTTTAGTCCAAAGTTTCAACCAGAACCAGTATATCCTGGCACAGAAAATCAGGGTGGTTTACCTATTATCATGCGTCCACAAGCTGCGGTTCATATGATGAAGGTTGAGATTCCTCTACCAGTTATTGATGAAATCAATTCATATGTTGATGATAATAATGGTGAAGATTTTTCTGAAAAACTAGTTGGTCAAATCAATCGTAATGTAAAATCATCACAAGTTAGTTTTTCCACAGAAAGTGATGTGGGTGAAGCGGTTTCTAGTATACTAGAAAAACTTGCTGTGACCTATATGAAAAATGTAACTCAAAATGATTATGATGCAAAAATTAGTGACGCATGGACTGTTCACAGTTATGAAGGTGACTACAATCCTTTGCATGACCACGGTAGTGAAACACCAATTGGTCTGTCATGTATTATGTATCTGAAAGTACCAGACCAGATTGCAGCACTTCCAAATCCATATGAAGATTTTGAAGGACTAAATGGTGCAACTGGTGCTGTTGATGGTTTCACATATTTCACTTGGGGTAATCATGGTATGCGAGATGTAAATATGTTGCGACCAGCCACAGAAGAATATGTAAAACCAGAAGTAGGAACTTTGATTATGTTCCCATCTTGGTTACGTCATTCAGTAAATCCATTCTTTGGTGAAGGTGAACGCAGAACATTTTCTGCAAATATTAATATTATGGAACAGAAGGATTAAATATTGAACTACAAATATAATGAAGATAAAACCTTAGATGAACTAAGGAAATACATTGACTCCACTTATGATGCACACTATAGCAAGGACAAGTTTCAAGCTACAGAGTTTATCATAGATGGTGGTCATGGTGAAGGTTTCTGTATTGGTAACATACTCAAGTATGCACAAAGATATGGAAAGAAGAATGGTAAGAACAGAAATGACTTGCTAAAAGTGATACACTATGGTATAATAGCACTTTATATTAATGATTTGGAGAATCTAGATAATGAAACTGAGTAACCACACAACTTCTGTATTGAAGAACTTTTCGACTATTAATCAAAATCTTGTGATTAAAGAAGGAAACACAATCTCAACTATGTCTGCAATGAAAAACATTGTTGCAAAGGCTGAGGTAGAAGAAACCTTTCCGATGGAAGTTGCCATCTATGACTTGAATGAATTTCTGGGTGCATTGTCTTTGTTTACAAGTCCTGTCCTAGACTTTGATGACAGTTATGTTATGATTAGTGAAGAAACTAAACCTACAACTAAGATGAAATATTTCTATTCAGACCCATCTGTAGTTACAACACCAAAAACAGAGATTACAATGCCGTCTGAAGAAGTTAAATTTACTATGAGTAATGAAGACTTGTCAAAATTAAAACGTGCAGCTGGTGCGATTGGTGCGCCTGACATGGTTCTAGAAAAGAATGGTTCTGGTTCATCTCTTACTGTAAAAGATAAAAAGAATGATACTGCTAATAACTATTCACTTGATGTTGATACTAATAGTGAAGGACAATCATTCAACTTTTTCTTCAAAGTAGAAAACATGAAACTTCTTGATGGTACTTACGATGTAGAAATCTCATCTAAGAATATTAGTCACTATGCAAACAAAAGCACTGACATTCAATATTGGATAGCCCTTGAGCCCGAATCAACTTACACAGTTTAAGTTAGGGGTATTATATTATGGAAACTTTTTTGTGGGTTGAGAAATATCGACCAACTACTATTCGTGACTGCATCTTACCAGATGAACTAAAACAGACTTTCGGACAATTTATTGCAGACGGTCATATACCAAATATAATTCTGTCGGGTGGGCCAGGCGTAGGTAAAACTACTGTCGCCAAGGCAATGCTTGAAGAAATTGGTGCGACTTATATGATGATAAATGGTTCAGAAGAATCTGGTATTGATGTTCTAAGAACTAAAATCAAGAACTTTGCTTCTACTGTCTCTCTTGAAGGTGGTAGAAAGTATCTCATCATTGATGAGGCAGACTATCTAAATGCACAATCTACACAACCAGCTCTGCGTGGGTTTATGGAAGAGTTTCACAAGAACTGTGGATTTATTCTAACCTGTAATTACAAGAACAGATTGATACCACCACTACATTCACGGTGTAGTGTAATTGACTTTGTTCTTCCTAATGACCAGAAACCTAAACTTGCAAACAGATTCTTTGCAAGAGTGCAAGAAATTCTAACTGAAGAAAAGGTAGAGTTTGAACCTAAGCCTGTTGCAGAACTTATGAACAAGTTCTTTCCTGACTGGCGTAGGGTGTTGAATGAACTTCAACGATACTCTGTGTCTGGTAAGATTGATGCTGGTGTACTTGTCAATCTGTCTGAAGCAAACATCAACGAACTGATGACTTCTCTTAAAAACAAAGAGTTTACTAATGTTCGTAAGTGGATTGTCCAAAACCTAGACAATGATGCTGTGCGTCTTTACAGACGTATCTACGATAGTTTGTATGACCACTTGGATGCAAGTACTATTCCTCATGCGGTTGTTATTATTGCTGACTACCAATACAAGTCTGCATTTGTTGCTGACCAAGAGATTAATCTACTTGCGTGTATGACAGAACTGATGGGTCAGGTGAAGTTCAGATGACCTATGAGTTGAAAGACTATCTCAGAGAAATTAATACTGATAAGAATCCTGTGATGGATTCTGACGATGAGATGTGGGAGAAGAAGTATCCACCTTTCATCGTAAACAAATGTCTGGCTCCATTTCCAGACTCTATTCATCTCGTAAATGAGATGAATATTAACTGTCACCTAGACCATAAACTACAATTTGATTTTTTACTAAATAGTCTTAGAGCAAGGAAACGATTTACTCCTTGGTTGAAGGCGAGTAAAATTGACGATCTAGAGTATGTTAAAGAGTATTATGGTTATAGTAATGAAAAGGCAAAGTCTGCTCTTAAACTACTTAATGATGAACAGATAAAGACTATCAAAGATAGTTTGAACAAAGGTGGAAAAAATGGAAAGCATTAACTGGACACAGGAGCAGATGCTTGAAGTCGTACTGAAAGAACCAGACGATTTTTTGAAGGTAAGAGAAACACTGTCTCGTATCGGAGTTGCTTCTAGAAAAGAAAAAATACTATATCAGTCCTGTCATATCCTACACAAACAAGGTAAATACTTCATTGTGCATTTTAAAGAATTGTTTGCACTGGATGGCAAAGATACTAATCTATCAGAAAACGATATTGCAAGACGAAACACAATCGCGAAATTATTGGGTGATTGGGGTCTAGTAGATATCAAGGGAAGCTTAGAACCTATCGCTCCTCTTAGTCAGATTAAAATTATTTCATTCAAAGAAAAAGATGAGTGGACTCTTGAAACTAAATATAACATAGGTAAAAAGAGAGAATCTTAACTTTGGAACAATTCAAGTCATTCATCACTGAACAGGAACAAACATACAAGTTGTTAATTGTTTCGCATGATGATCCATTAGACCCAAATGAAACTGCACCTTTGGTTCGCAAAAAAGCAAGTGAACTAGGTTTACAAGTTTATCTTGCAGAGTTTATGGGTGCGTATATGGAAGATGATGGTGATGGTAAATTGTTTTATTCTTATCCTGTAGATGAAAAGGGTAAGGTTGAAATGCCTGATATGAAAAGTGATGTTGAGTATGACAAACCATTTAAGATAAATCCAAAAGACACTCTTGTGATGATGCGTGGATTAAATGCAAAGTCTGGTTGTGCGTCATGGTGGACAATGGCAAGAACACTTGAAGAAAGTGGATTTAAAGTAGTCAACTCTGTTTTGTGTAACGAAATCTGTAATGATAAATGGCGAAACCAAATAACATTCCAACAAAACAATATTAACACACCAAATACAGTTTTGGTCAGACACAAAGAGGGTGGATCATTTGCAGCTGAAAAGTTGGGTAACAAGTATCCTATGATTTTAAAAACATCAATTGGTTCTCAGGGTGTTGGTGTAATGTTTGTTGAGAGTGAAAAGGCACTTCATGGTATCGTGCAACTACTTTATCGTGAAGACAAGTATGTAGATATTTTGTTACAAGAATATATTAAGACAGATTATGATGTAAGAGTTATTGTAGTTGCTGGTGAAATTTTGGGTGCAATGAAAAGACCCATAATTGAAGGTGACTTTAGAAGTAATGTTTCCCAAGGTTCTGAACCAGAGGTTCACGAACTTACAGAGTTGGAAGCAAAGGAATCGCTAAGAGCTGCGAAAGCAGTTGATGGTGATATTGTTGGAGTAGATTTTATACCAGCAAAAAATAGAGAAAAAGAATTGCCTCTTTTTATTGAGGTAAATTCTACGCCAGGTTTAATGGGTATAGAATCAACATTTGCAGATAGTCAAATAGATTCTAAACTATATAAGAAGGCATTAAAAAAAGAAAAAGGTAAATTCAGTATTACATCTGAAATACTTAAATCATACATGAACAGAGATAATTGGAGAAAGTGAATGAGTTGTATTAAACACCAAATGCTTGACGCATTAAGAGCAAAATATGATGCAGCATACAAAGAGGCTGCAGCGACACTAAGAGTGTATATGGAATCACCAGTTGCGATTGGCGAGCATCCACAACATATCGAAGAAATGGACAAACTTATTTGTGCCATGGCCGATGCAAGTGATAAGTTAGAAGCACTTGAAAAAGCATATCCTTCTAGTGAAGAATCCCCCGAAAGAAAAGTACTAAACGAAAACAATTAGTATTGACTTTTGAACCATACTGTGGTATAGTTATATAATGAAATTCTA